AGATATAGAGGCAGTTGACTGTGACCAGTGTTTACAACCTACCTGGGCTGATGACCTATATGATGGCTTATGCTCTACTTGCAGCCAGAATGATTTATCAGGATTCTTTGAATAAAAAATTTTTTTTTAAGCCTTCGGCTTTTGTAACCCTTCAGGTTTTTTTCTTCCTTTAATACGAGGGTATGTTTTTGTTTTATGATTATTACAATATCTATACTTGTTATATTTTGATATAACAGTATCGCAATCATCCTGCAAACAAATTCTTCCACTACTATATGAAGTAGAGGGTTTGTAATTAGGATATTTATTTCCTTTTATATAATCACTCATACAACATATAGTATAGGAGATACAATGCCAAAAAAAGGTTATATGCCAAAGAAGGCGAATAAAAAAAACAAAGTTAGAAAAAAAAGATAATGTTTAAGTACCAAGGTAAAACAGTTGATTTAAATAAAGTTACTAGAATTGCTAAAAATGAATCAGAGTATGGAGCAAAAACATACAAAGTTTATGTGCAGGATGGTAAAAAAATTAAAAAAATTACATTTGGTAATATAACAACTTTTGATAAATATTCTAAAAAAGAACAAGAACAACTAGATGCATTTCGCAAAAGAATCGGAAGGTCTAGAAAATCAATAGTAGGTAGATAATGGCTGAATGGCGTGGAATGAAGGTCAAGTTAAATAATCCCACTAGGATTCAAAAAGGTGAACCAGGGTATGGTCGTAAGAAATTTAAAGTGTTTGTAATGGCTAATGGGAAAGTTAAGAAGGTTATGTTCGGTGACCCAAATATGGAAATCAGAAAAGATAACCCAAAGGCTAGAGCTTCATTTCGTGCCAGACACAAATGTTCCACAGCTAAAGATAAGACAACAGCACGATACTGGTCTTGTAGGATGTGGTAAATGCCTTTTGAGAAAATAGGTCCTAATAAATTTAAATCACCTAGTGGTAGAATTTATACAAAAAAACAAGTACAGTTGTATTACGCAACAAATGGATTTAAGAGGAAGTAATGGTTAAGAAAAAAAATAGTTTAGTTGGCAATATTAACAAGAGAAAAAAAGCAGGAACAAGTAGGTCTAAAAAAAATTCTACAATCAGCCCTAAAGCATATAAAGCTATGCAAAGAGGTTGGAAGAAAAAATAATTTATAATGCCTAGACCAACTTGTGCTAGAAATGATTACTCTGGGGAAACTTGTAGAAAACAATCTGTTAAGAATGGTAAATACTGTAGCCCTGAATGTAGACGTAGAGTAATTTATCTTAGAAAATTACAAGCAGATAAAAAAGTAAATAAATCAGGTTCACACGAATCTAAATCAAGGGGAGCTAAGTACCCAGATTTTGTTCAGTATTATGCAGCAGATATAGAAAACAAAAAGAAAACACATCAACAAGTTGCTGACTTACTAGAAATAGATAGAAGCCAGGTTACTCGTATGTATGCTGCTTATTTAGAAGATAAAGAAAATTTTGAAGCACAACAAGATTGGGAACTTGGCGAAGAAACAATTAAAGCTTTACAAGATTTTAAAGATTTTAGAAATAGATATTTTAAAACAGAGACAGGTGACCTATACGAAACAGCAGACTTTCACGAAAACTGGATAAATAATATTGTTGATGCTATTGAAAATGGTAAACAACAAATGATACTATCTCCACCACGTCACGGTAAAACAGACTTGCTTACACACTTTGCTGTGTGGCAGATTTGTAAAAATCCTAACATAAGAATTATGTGGGTTGGTGGTAACGAAGATATTGCAAAGAATGCAGTTGGTTCTGTACTTGACCATTTAGAAAATAATGAATTACTTAATGAAGAAATAAATGGACCAGGAGTAAAGTTTCAACCAAAGATACGTTCTGGTAAGTCTTGGTCATCAGGACAGTTTACTATTGGCACTAGAACTGTAACTGGTATCAAATCTCCAACAATGGTTGCTGTAGGTAAAGGTGGTAAAATACTTTCTCGTGACTGTGACTTGATTATTGCTGATGACATTGAAGACCACGGTACAACAATACAACCTAGTGCTAGAGAACAAACTAGACAATGGTGGACAACTACTTTGTCCTCTCGTAAAGAGGAACATACTGCTGTAGTGGTAATTGGTTCAAGACAACACCCAGAGGATTTATATAATTTTTTATTGGAAAACCCAGAGTTTGAAACAATCGTAGAGGAAGCACATAGTACAGAGTGTGTATTACCTGAAACGGAAATTGAACTACATCAAGACTGTATGTTATGGGCTAGTAAAAGAACTTACAAGTGGTTAATGTCACAAAAAAATAATGCAGACACTACAGGTGGTAGAGCTATATTTGAAATGGTATATCTTAACAAAGCATTTGTAGAAGGTATTACAATGTTTAATTCTGAAGAAATAGACCAATGTAGAGATGTTAATAGAACAATAGGACACATACCTGCAGGAACACATTTAATTGCAGGACTTGACCCTGCATCAACAGGTTTCCAAGCGTGTTTTTTATGGGCTGCAAATCCAGATACAGGAATGATGTACCTTGTAGATATAGAAAACGAACAAGGTGGAGGAGTTATACAAGCAAGAAAGTCTATAAAGAAATGGTATGAGAAATATAAATTAGCTCATTGGGTTATTGAAGAAAATGGTTTCCAAAAAGCAATTAGACAAGATACAGAACTTAAAGAATATTGTGCAAGATTTGGTATTCACCTAGAAGGACATCAAACACAAAAAAACAAATTTGACCCAATTTATGGTGTTGGAAGTATGCAACAGTTGTTTGAACAAAAATTAATAAGTTTGCCTTATGGTAGTGCAGAAAGCGAAACTAAGAGTAATATATATCGTAGGCAACTAATTTATTTTTCAAGTGCTGCTAGTAAAGCTAGTAAAGCTAGAAATTATAAATCAGATGTCGTAATGGCTAGTTGGTTTCCATTAAAAGTTATTAGAAGATTAGGAAAAGAACGATTAGCTGAGGTAGGATTAGATTATAAACCTAGTTTTGGAGAATGGAATTTAAGCGATATGAACGAAAGTCCGTGGGGATAGAATGACACCTGAAGAAATACAATACGCTATAACTCAGTTACATTTTGATAATCAAAGTGCTTATACAACTAGAGGTCGTATTCGTGCAATTATGAATGGTGGACCTGATGGTATTCTTGCATTACTTGGTGACCAATTAAAAGGTTTTCAAGATTTCCAAATACCTGTACCTAACTTGATGATGTCAGGGTTAGAACACTTAGCACAAAAGATAGGTCGTATACCAAACCTCAAAGTAGATGTACCTAATGGAAAAGACTCTGAAAGAGCAAGACAGAAAGCAGAAAAAATTTCTCGTATTGTTAATGCGTATGATGAGGTACAAAAATTAGATTTACAAATGCCACAAGTAGGTAGATGGCTACCTGGTTATGGTTTTTCTGTTTGGGTTATTAGAGAAAAGAAAGATGCTAATGGCGTTCCTTATCCTATTGCAGAACTAAGAGACCCTTACAACTGTTTTCCTGGTTACTTTGGTGCAGACCAACAACCAAAAGAAATGGCAATTATTCGTAGAGTTCCTAAAGATGCACTAGCTAGAACATATCCAAACTCTAAAGATAAGATTATGTCTAAAGATAAAGCCTATCAAACAAACATTCTTGGTGTAGGTAACGCATATGCTTCTGCTTACACAGATTCATACAATGGTTCTTGGGCTAACTCCAATGGTGATGGAGATTTAATTGCAGAGTATTACAACTTAGATGGAACTTATATATTCCATATGACATCAGGAACTATTCTTGACTTCATACCTAACCCACTTGAAAGTGGTCCAGCATTTGTTATTGGCAAGAAATTTGCTTTTGACAGATTACAAGGACAGTATGACCAAATCATAGGTCTTATGGCTTCAATGGCAAAGATTAATGTGATGTCAATAATAGCTATGGAAGATGCAGTATTTACAGAAACAAACATATCTGGTGAGATAGAATCAGGACAATATCGTAAAGGTAGATTCGCTGT